TGGGCATGAGTGCTACCTTTATGGTCGCTGTCATGCGGCACATGGACAAAGCCCCTGGCTCTGTTACGATCGGTGCCTGAGAACGGCTACCTGCATGGACGCTTTCGGAGGAAAAACCATGACCCACTTCAAACGCTATTTTGAGATTTCCAAGGTCGAGGAAAATGACGACGGCACTTTGACCGTCGCAGGCATCGCATCTACTGAGACTGAGGACGTTCAAGGCGAAGTGGTCACCGCAGATGCAATGAAGGCCGCGCTGCCGGAGTTCTTCAAGTACGGCAGCGGCAACCTGCGCGAGATGCACCAGCCGTCGGCTGCGGGCACCGTGGACAAAGCCCACATTGAGAACGGCACCACGTTCATTGAATGCACCGTGGTCGATCCAGTGGCTGTCACCAAGGTCAAGACCGGCACCTACAAGGGCTTCTCGATCGGTGGCAAGGCCATCAGCAAGACCGATGGCGTCATCTCTGAGCTGCGCCTGTCCGAAATTTCCCTGGTTGACCGCCCGGCCAACCCGGACGCGGTGATTTCCATGTGGAAGGCGGACGTTGAGGCGCCCGAGCAAACCCCCGAGAAGGCGGTTGAAGCCCTGGCCGCGCTGCTGGACAAGGGTGAGATTTCTCCCCAGCGCTTGATTGAGCTGGCGCAGGCTGAGCTGGCCAAGTCCGCGCCCGCCGTTGAAACGACCAACCCTGCGCCCGCAGCCGATGGTGAAGCCGCCAAGGCCGACACCGAGGTGCAGAAGGGCTACTTCGGCGAGGAAGTCTATGACGCTCAGTGCGCCATTGAGATGCTGGGGCGCTTGATGGGTCTGTTCTACCGCGAGAGCACCGAGGACGAGCAGATGCCCGAGCAGATCGTGGCCCTGCAAACCGCAATGGCCGCGCTCAAGACCTTCATCGTCTCCGAGATCCAGGAGGAAAACTCGCTGAAGTTTGACAGCCAGGACGATCTGGCCAAGGCGGGCAAGATGATTTCCTCCAAGAACATGGCCAAGCTGCAATCGCTGCACGACTCCCTGGTATCCATGGGCGTGGCCTGCGCGGACATGGGCAAGCATGAGCACGGCGAGGACATCGCCAAGGTGACCACCGAAAAGGACGAGGCCATCGCAAAGCTGGCCACGCTTGAGGCGGACATCACCAAGCTCGCCGACGACAACAAGCTGCTGAAGGCCGAGGTCGAGAAGCTCAAAGCCATGCCCGCTGCGGGCAAGGCGCTGCTCAAGGTCATGGCCATTTCCAAATCTGACGACTCACCCGAGCTGCTCGGTGAGGACACGCAGAAAGTGGCCCCCGTGGTGGATGCCAAGGGGCAGGTCAATGATGCTGCATCGTTGATCAAATTCATCCATTCCCGTGGCGGTGCCATCGTTCGGTGACACCAAAAAGTTCAAACAACCCTGTTTCTTGAAGGAGAACAATCATGGGTGCAAACACTACCGCCGAAACTCTTGAGCTGCTGAAAGTGGCTCAGTCCAAGCCGGACGACATCATCAAATCGTTCGTCCAGCCTGGCAGCGCAACCACGGGCCTGCAAGCCTACAACCTGGAAGCGCCTTCCAAAAAGCTCTACCCCATCCTGACCCCGCTGCGCAATTCCATTCCGCGCGTGGGCGGTGGCTTTGCCATCCAGGCCAACTGGAAGGCGATCAACAACATCAACGTGTCCAACGTGCGCGCGGGTGTGTCTGAGGGTCAACGCGGTGGCGTCATCAACTACGCCATGACCGAGAACATGGCCGCCTTCCGTGGCTATGGTCTGGAAAACAACGTGACCTTTGAGGCCAACTACGCCTCCAAAAACTTTGAGGATGTCAAGGCGCTGGCCGTCCAGCAGACCCTTGAGGCCCTCATGGTTCAAGAGGAGCGCCTGATCCTCGGTGGCAACACCTCCGTGTCCATGGGCACGACCCCGACCCCCAGCGCAACGGGCAGCACCACCGGCGGCACTCTGGCCAACGGCAGCTACTCGCTGATCTGTGTGGCCCTGGGCCTGCAAGCCTACCTGGACACCGTGGGCGTGAACAACGGCAGCACCGGCCAGTACTTTGACGCCGCGACCGCTACCGTGCCTGGCGCGATCACCCGCACCAACGCAGACGGCTCCACCGACACGTTCGGCGGCGGCTCTGCGGCCAAGTCGGCTGCGGCCAGTGTTAGTGTGGCCTCCGGCTCCACCGGCTCCGTCACGGCCACCGTGACCGCTGTGAACGGTGCTGTGGGCTATGCCTGGTTCTTCGGTGCCTCCGGCTCGGAGAAACTGGTGGCTGTCACCAGCGTCAACAGCGTGAGCATCACCGCTGCTGCTGCTGCGGGCGCCCAGGCTGCCTCCACCCTGTCCGGCGACAACTCCACCTCGTCCCTGGACTTTGACGGCCTGCTGTACCAAGCCTTCAAGAGCGGCTCCAACGCCTACAAGAAGGTCATGGCCACCGGCAACACTGGCCTGACTTCTGACGGCGCTGGCGGCATCGTGGAGTTTGAAGAAGCCTTCGTGTACTTCTACAACCGTTACCGCCTGTCTCCGACCGTGGCATACGTCAGCTCGCAAGAGTTGGTGAACATCACCAAGAAGATCGTGGCCAACGGCGGCGCTCCGCTGCTGCGCTTGACCATGGCTGCCGACAACCAAGGCACCATCCAGGCCGGCGTGGTCGTGGGTCAATACCTCAACAAGGTGACCGGCCAGCAAGTGGCGATCGCAGTGCATCCCAACCTGCCTGCCGGAACCATCATGTTCTGGACTGCCTCGCTGCCCTACCCGTTGAGCAATGTTTCCAACGTGAACCAGATGCTCATGCGTCAGGACTACTACCAGCTTGAGTGGCCCCTGAAGACCCGCAAGTATGAGTACGGCGTCTACGCTGATGGCGTGCTGCAAAACTATGCCCCGTTCTCGATGGGCATCATCAGCAACATCGCCAACGGCTGATAGTTGTCTCCAAAGGGCAGTTGCCCTTGGGGCGAGGTTCAAAAGGCCTCGCCCCTTTTTTGGAGATGCAGGAATAACAGGAGGATCGCATGGCAAAACTCAAAGCTCCCAAAGGTGTGTGCAGCTTCACGCATGACGGCGTGGAATACGAGGTCAAGCGCGCGCGCATAGACGTGCCGGCCGAGGCTGTGGCAGTCGCCCTGGCGCACGGCTTCATCGCGCTTGATGAAGCGCAGCCGGATGCTGGCGAGGACGAGCAGCCCGCTGAGCAGCCCGCTGAGCAACCGCAGGAGTAATGCGCCATGGCAGTCATTGACCTTGCCAGTGTCGAGCAAGTCAAGGGCTACCTCGGCATCAACAGCAATGCAGATGACCCGGTGCTTGAGCGCCTGGTCACGTCTGCATCTGGCTACATCCAGCACTGGCTCAACCGTGATCTGGGCCAGGAAGCCTATACGGACACGGTCAACGGCAACGACAGCGACACCATGTTGTTCCGCAACTGGCCCGTCACGGCCGTCACTGCGGTGTCAATCAACGGCCAGGCCATTCCGGCCAGCACCAGCTCTTTTGCGCCGGGCTACATCAACGACAGCCAGGCCGTCTACCTGCGCGGCCACCGCTTCACGCGCGGGCGCTTGAATGTGGTTATCACGTACACGGCGGGCTACACCGATGCAAACCTGCCCGCAGAGATCACGCAGGCCTGCATTGAGATGATCGCCCTGCGCTACCGCGAGAAAGACCGCATCGGCCTGTCCAGCAAGGGCTTGGCGGGCGAGCAGATCAACTTCTCGGGCAAAGACATGGCGGACAGCACCCGCCACATTCTGGAGCAGCACAGAAAGGTGTGGCCGGGATGATCACCGGAGAGGTCAAGAACCCCACCGCCGTGCCGAATGCGATGCGCCAGGCCGCCGGCCAGGTCAACTCGGCTCTGGATCGCGCGGTGCTGAGCTTGGCTATCAAGATGACCGGCCTGGTGAAACAGAAACTTTCCGGCGACGTGCTCAAGGTGCGCACCGGACGGCTGCGTCGGTCAATCCACTACGAGCTGGACAAGCAGTCCAACCGGGTGACGGCCACGGTGGGCACCAACGTGGAATACGCCAAGACGCATGAGCTTGGCTTGACCATCCCGGCGCACATTATTCAGCCCAAGCGGGCCAAAGCGCTGCGCTTTGAAATGGGCGGCCGGATCGTCTTTG